GTGACGGCTTCCCACCGGCGAATTGCAGGCTCAAACTTGCCCCAATTCGTTGTGCGCTCAGTTTCCCAAACCTCACTTGCAAGAGTCTTGATTCGTGTCTGATTGTGACCTGTGTTCTTAGCATCATTAACCAACGGTGTCGGCATCAAGTCAATGGCAACATTTGGCAAATCAACCTGCCGACCCGACTCCAACCGTTCCTGCGAAGACTTTAAATTGCCCTTGACACCATCCAAAGCCTTCGGTGTTGGCAAAGTTTCCATCCGCACAGCAACACCCAAACTAATACCAGGCATCCCACGATACTCACCCGACTCAGCCTTGCCACGCCTATCCAAATAATCTTCAATCGGCTCATCATGATTCCGCAAATGCCCCAAAGTAGGTGTCGGCAACAAACTATCCGCAATCGTTTCAGACACAGGCAAACCATTCTCAAAAGCCAACTGTGCAGCCTGATCAGCGACCTTCACCATACGGCCTCGCTCACGCGCCTGCTTCTCACTGATAGCCCCACCAGTGCCGTCAACAACAGACGGTGTTCGCATCAAAGAATCATCATCAATATCTTTGCGCTCAGACCGTTCGCAACCACAAATAAACTCGTGCAACAAATCGCCACCGTGGTCACGACACTTGCCAGAGTTATCCTGTGTGCTTGGCGTTGGCAAAAGCCTGTCATCACCATCCACAATGGCTTTGACAAAAGTGCCTATCTGTGGCTGTGAACGCCGCAAACCAGCTTCATAACCCTCAGCCTGAGCATCCCTAGCCTTGACGGTTGGCAAGGATGAAAACTCGCTCTCGCCTGTGAGGTGCGCCGGCATCGCTAGCTCTAACAGTGACCCACTTACAGTCATACCCGATTTCGGCCAAACTTCCTGCCACAGCACCCATTGCTCTAAGAGTTGGTTTTGATTCGCTGTAATCCAAACCTGATGTTGCGAGTTCCAACTCGCTAGCTGCTTTACCACTCAACAAACCCCTAACATTCTCAATCACAACAAACCTCGGTTGAAGTTCAACAATGGCACGATGAAACTCAAACCACAAATTAGACCGAGTGCCATCAGTCAACCCTTTACGCTTACCAGCAACCGACAAATCCTGACACGGAAACCCACCAGTCAAAATGTCAACACGCTCAACCTGTGAAAAATCCACTTTGGTCACATCACGATAATTCGGCACACCAGGCCAATGAGCATCCAACACCACAGAAGGCGCATCTTCCCACTCACAATGCCAAACCACCTGTGCGCCAAACACTTCCTGCACAGCCAAATCAAGGCCACCGTAGCCGCTAAAAAGACTTCCGATTTTCATTCGTCAAATACCCTTTTCCGAAATTGTGTAACTCCACCCTAGACCAGTCATCGCCAATAATGCAATAAACAGCGTTCGGCAAGTCATAGACCGGTGTTGCAGTCGGATCAGCCCACCGCGACAACTTCCACCCAAACAACCTGGCACGGTCAGCCCACTCAGCATCCGACTCAATCAGCACATTGGCCTCAGCACAAAAAACTATAAGATTTGACGGCAAATTCAACACAGATTTGCGACCTGCACCACCAAACCCACGATTAGCCCTGTGCTGCGGAATCAGAGTGTCATCAACCTTGCCACAATGCAAACAATGCTTGTCACGCGCCAACAGCTTGTCGAACTCGCGCCTATTCATCATCCCAACCAGGCTTATCAGGCAACTCAATGTTCAACGACTTCATCTGAAACCCAATGCGCTCAAACGAAGTTTCCGCACTCGTCATAATCGGTGTTTCAGTCACATCAGGCGTAACCTCGCACCGATGCTTCGACACCCACTCACGCCACAAAGCCACCTCACGCGCACCACTCACCTCAAACGATGAACCGCAAAAACCGCAAGTCTGACTAATAGGCATACCCCAATGCTAGTGACCTGTTCTGAAAAGCAGCTCAACCTGCCGACCAATAGTGGCGTTCAAAACACCAGCATCAGCCAACTGTTTAGCCTTATTCCTGACCCTGTTCAACTCAGCCCTGGCAATGTCAGCATCCAACCGCAACTGGCCTGTTTCCAACTTCGCCAACGCAGTCCGATCAGCGACCGTTCCCTCAGCGTTCATAAACGCCAAATTGAACCCACGCTCTAACGCAAACTCGGCCTCAGCCAACTTCTTCTCAGCTTCATAAATCGCCTGTGGCGCTTTCGCCGCTTCCGTTGTCAATCTCTGCAATTCCTGAATCACCATGTCCGGTGTTATCAACACGCTGCAACCTTTCCCTTTGAGTAATCAACAAAACTTCAACAGTGTCAGCAGAGCCATGCCAAAATTCCCAAGCAATCGTTTCCTGCAACTCCACAATCGAAGCCAGAAGGATTTTACGGTTTAGCCGTTGATCCATAAGCCTTTATCTTTTCCAAGATTTCAGGCGCAACCTTAGCGGCCACCGCATCGGTGTATAACAAACGCAAACTGTCAACATCATAGGTCAATGCTAGTTTGTCGGCCTCAGCCAACCAGTCGCGCTTCGATGGTGTCTTACCAGCAGCCACCTTCGACATTTCCTCACGACTAGCACCCTTAGAACCACCCAAAGCCCACCTCAAAGACCTACCCAAAGCCGAAGTGCATGCGTTCTCTAACGCACTGGTCTTATTAGCCAAACCAGCACCATCAATCTCAAACGCCCACTCAGTAGCCTTCGGCAAATCAGCTGCCTGGTCTGCCGCGTTCAAATACACTCGCGCCTCAACCACCCACATCCCAACAGCACGGTCAGCCGGTGTTGTGTGATTGATGATGATGCTGCGCAGGTCAGGGAACTGTGCAATAACCCTGGCATGGCGTTGCTCAACGGTTTCGTAATCGGCCAGATTGAACTGTGCCATTACATCTCACCAATGTCACAGGTGCAGTGCTTCGCCGTGCAGTCAGCCGGTGGTGTCGGCGCAGCCAACTTAGCCAACTCAGCCAACAACTCACCCTGGCGAATAACCAAAGCAGTCACCGCAGACAACTGCTGATCCAACAACGCAATTCGCTTGTCACAAATCTTGTTGATTTCCAGCTGTGATTCCCAAATGTTCTCAGACATTTTTACCCTTCTTGATAGTTAGTGAAACAACACCATTGCGATTCACGCTTCTGGTGCAAACAACATACTGCTCACCACCGACATCAACAAAACCAGTCTTGGCCTCGCCCAAAGCATCGATGGTGCGCGACTTTAACTCTGTCAGCAACTCAGCCGCCTTGTCAAAGTCTGATTGTGCGTTCTGAACATGAACACCCAAATCCCCCAGGTCAACAGCCGTGTCAGCTGTGCCGGTGTTGATGGCCTTCACCGTTTCAAAGGTGCTGGCAGACCCATCCCAGTCAGGTTTCGTGTCGTTCAGCACACAGTCGCGCCAACGCTCAACAGCCGCAAACATCGCATCAAATTCCCACTGGTCGAACACGATGTCGAACTCGCGCAGATCGTTGCCACTGAATAACGCGACCAGTTTCGCCTTAGTCGCACCCATCACAAAGCAATACCAAAGCACCTGCGCCCGATAATGTGGTGGCACTTCATCGAACGGCACACGACTGGTCTTGATTTCCAAAATGCCGCTAGTGCCGTCAGGATAGTTCAGCAAACCATCAGGATTCGCGCGCGCCCAATCAAACTCATCATGCGCCCAAGTGCCAACATCGCTCACAATCTCATAACCAGGATTCAGCTCAGACCACACCAACTTGATAGGGTCTTCGAACACTTGACCAAAACGTATCGCCAACGACTGCTTCACCTCATTAGGAATCTTCCCTGTGGCCTTAGCCCAAGCAGTGAACGCAGACTCCCACGGATTCAAACCCAAAATCTGCCCAACAAGAGTGCCAGTCACAACCGCCTCACCCTCACGCAACGCCAACCACTCAGCCGAACCCGACTCGTGCTTGCCCAAAAACTTTGCCATAAAATACCCTTCTCGCAGTTAGGGTTTATGTTATGGCCACCCACCGACAAACAGCAGACAACGCCTACAAACGGCTTATGGAACTGCAACGCGACAACGGCGGATCGCCATGCGAAGAACTACCAGCCGTGTTCTACCCCGAAGAATTTGAAGACCCAGAAATGTATGACATGGCCGAAAAGGTCGCAAAGAACCTGTGCGCAGAATGTCCGCTACTCAAACCCTGTCGCGATTGGGGATTGTTAGCAGCTGTGCCATACGGCATCATCGGTGGTCTAACCGTTCACGAACGACTGGCCACACCCGAAACTATTTCTTAGTTTCGTTGGCCTTCTGCACAGCATCCTGAGCAGCCTTAGCCACATCAGCCTCAGTTGCAGCACCGGTGGTCGCAATCGCATACCCGATAGCCCCAACCACACCCAACATGAGCGTAACCCAGGCGATCAGCACACCAACAACCCAGTCACCCACCACAACAGCACCAGTGCCAGCAGCCCCACCCAAAATAAACAGGAACAGCCCAAACCCACGCCACACAATAGCCCCTAAAACGCCACCTACGGCGTTTAGACGGCTTTTTATCTTGTCACGCATTACTGACCCTCTGGGTTCTGAATTAGTGGCTTAGAAGCCGTTGCAGCAGCCTTTTCAGCGCGCCTGACAGCCGTTGCCGCATCGATGTCTTTGAACAGGTCAACTAACTTATCCACAGGTGCTTCGTGTGGCACTTTGGCAAACGCCGAACTCATGTGCAGGTGATTAGCACCAGGCGAACCCATGTCACCCATCTGATTCAAAACCGTGTTGTGAGTCACCATGTCGCCAACCTTCAACTTGGTCGGCTGGTTGCTGTGGTTGTATTCATCGAAACGACCCTTGCACTTAGGGTTCACACAACCCATGCGCTCAACAATCACGCTGTGGCCTAGCTCACCGGTCTTGATAATCGCAACAACCTTGCCAGCGTGAACCGCATAAAAGTCTTTCCCAGCCGAACCAGCACGGTCACCCCAGTCGTTGCCACGGTGCGGCCTTTTACGCGGCTTCCCAGTGTCACCAATAGTGGCCTTGCCCAACTCGTCACGGCGTTCACGAGTCTTCATGCGCAACGGCTCATACACGCACGACATTAGACAATCACCAACCTGATAACAACAGCAACAAAAGTGGAACTAATAGCGGCAGACAACAGACCAGTCACCCAGGCAGACTTCCAACGAGCCTTTTCAAGCTCACGCACACGCAACTCAATGTCAGCATAGTTCTGCACCATCGCCTTCACCTCAGCGATGTCACGAACCAGTTGAATCAAAATCTTGTCGTTGTTGGAATCCATTACGGCCTCTCAAAATAAAACCGAGGCGTAGATCGGTGCGTTTACAGGTCTAGTTTACCCGATGAGAAGTGATGCTTCTTCGGTGGTTAAAGGCTCACCAGCAACAAGTTTCGCTTTTGCCGATGTCTTCAACGCAGCTAGGCGAGTAGCCTCAGCATCACGCGCAGCCTGGTCAATAACAGCCTGTGCCTGTGCAGCTTCTACTTCTGCAACTTCTTCAGCTGTCAATTCGATTTCTTCGGTCACACCGGTCTCACAGTTGACCACAATTTTCATTAGTGCCATTTTTATTCCTTTGATTAGTTGTTATGAAACGGTTGCGCCGCCAGAACCCTTAAGGATTCCGTAAAGAGATGCGGATGAATGCTGTGCAAAGTTAGCCAAACTCAAAGTGACCTGAGTGATAGCCGCGCTGTTTGCCCAAACACCAGTGAAGATTTGCTGAAACGCTGTTGTGGCATTGTTCTCTGAAACATTATCAACACTAAAATTCTTGTTAGCCGAACCAGCATAGTTTGGAATGTAAATTGACAGGTTGCCAAAAGTCGAAGCAGTGTCAGTGCTGATTGAAGCGTTCCCAATAAGGGTTGTTCCAGTGGTTGATGAAACCGCAGAACCATTACCTTCCAAGTAAAGGTTAGTGAAAGAAGCAGCCGATCCGTTAAATGACACAGTAATTGTTGCTGTTGTGCTTGTGGCACGAGCAGACAACACAAGCATCAGGTCTGTGTATGTGCCAGGAATTGATGAGAAGTCAATGGTCGCTGCACCACCGACTCCCACGCTTATCGAACTAATTAGTTGCATTATGCACTCAATCCATACAACGCAAAAGTTGAACCAGCCGTAAAGTTAGTGGCATTTCCATTAAATTTAAAACTGGTAATGGCAGCAGTAGATGGCCAGCGATTTACCACAGCGTTGACTGCCCTAGCTGTGTTGTTTCCTCTGCTCAAAATGGTTTTGTGTTTGTCGGTAGTTGCATAGTCAAGAATGTCTATGGTAACCAAAATGCCAGTGGTGTTAAACCAAAGAATGTAGTTGTTTGCCATTGATCCAAAGGTGTTACCATTCCATGCACTTGAATTAGCAGACCCATTGCCTTCAATCGTGTTCCAGTAATAGGTGCTACTTGTGTCGTTGTTTATTGTAAAAGAAGCATTTGAAGAACCTATGCCGCCGCTGAACACTAATCGCAAATCTCTGTAAGCACCTGAAATGCCAGAAAAGGTCACCGAGTTAGCTGATGATGCCAGCGTTGTATTCGCTAACGGTGTCCATGCTGAAACGCCTGCTGGCATGATTACCCCTTAATTCCATAAAGTGAAAAGCGCGACATTGTTGCAAAGTTGTTTGCGGAAGCAGTCAAAGTAATGCTACTCACCGCTGTTGTTGCATTAAGAAAACCAGATGCCAAATACATAAAACTTGTTGTTGATGAAGTGTCCACTACTCCATACATTGCGCGCAAAACCCTATTTTTGTTAGCAGTCGCATAATCAAGAATGTCAATAACACCACCGGTGGCCATGTTTGCAGTCGTTGATGCCGTAATGGCGTTAAGCAAAGAAATGTTATTGGCTGATGTCGCTGATGCGGCGGCGATAGCGTTTGAATTTCCACTCACATTATGCCTAGCATAGTTAGCCGAAGTAACACCGTTGAAGGTGATGTTCATGTTTGCAAGTGCAGAAGTATTTTTTGCAGTGTAACGAATCTGCAAATGCTTATAGGTGGCAGGAATCGAAGTGAAATCAATGATGCCGCTAGACCCTGTGCCGTTTGCTGTTTGAATCAACTCAAACGAACCAGCAGCAGCACCACCACCCTGGCTAAGTAGGCCAAGCGGAAACAGACCCATTAGGCCACCGCACCAATAACACGGTATGAGTTAGCCGCAACCTTGATAACCGAAGCCGCCGAATACTGTGTTCCCATCGCAAACGACTTAGCCGTGCCAGCAGTTCCAGCACCAGCCCAAGTAGTCACACCAGTTCCAGCAGTAATGCTCACAGTGCCAGAACCATCACGAACAACATCAAAACGCTCACCAATCTCAAACAAGTCCGGCACAACAATCGTCTGCGCAGCTGTCGAAGAAGAAACAAAAGTTTTGTTGTGATCGTTAGCTGTCACGGTATAAGCCGAAACGGTTGAGTTAGAAATGGTTGTGTAATTCAACCCAGTCCAACCCGAACCGTTGTAATAGTCCATCAAACCACCGGTTGTTAGAAACGACACCATGCCAGCACCAACAGCCGTGCCTAACGCCGAAGACCTAGCCGCGCTGTCTGTGTAAACCTGCACAACCTGGTCTTGCAAAAAAGTCTGCACCTGAGCAGCAGTAAGAACCGCACCAGATGTAAAAGTGCGCCAACCTGCACCAGCCATAAAATCCTCCTAGAACGCTAATGTTCCTGTGTCTAGGATACCAAACGCCACATCATCCAACTGGAACAATGTTGCGTTCAGCGTTCCCAAACCAAGAACCACCTTGTGATCAACCAACGAAGCCGTGTGGCCGATAGAAATAACCCTCGCAAACTTGGTGATAGCCGGTGCAATGCCATTAGGTGTGAACTGCACCTGCACAACCGAACCCAAATCCAAAGCCAAAATCTTATTCTGGTCAACCAAAGACAGCTGCGACAGGATGATTTCGACCTGGTCAAAACGATACTCAGGCTGCGCATACAAAGTCACATAGTATGTGGCCAACTCAACCAAAGCCGCATCAGTGTTCTGCAACAACCCATCCAGGGTCAGTGTGCGCACACCATAATCGGCCTGAGCCGACAAGTCATTGGCCTGCACAATAGTTGAAGACCCTTTGCGGCTCACCTCGGACTGTGTAAACAACAACTCCGAACCATAAACGACACGCACCTGCGAATAAGTAATGCCCGAAGCGTTATCAGTCAACAACGGCACAGCAGCCGATGGGAAGGTCTTGTTACGGTCTTGGAACACAAGTTTGCCATCTTTACCAATAAACAGTTCGCCAGGCTCAGAAGACTCAATCAGCTGCAAATACTGCAAAGCATTATCGGCCGGTGTAACCGCATCACCCTGCAAAGTCGCAGTGCCAGTGTCAATGCTTCTTGCACCAGCAGGCCACGCCACACCAGCAGAATCCAACACACGATTCACACGCGCACCCGACAACTCAACAGGGTTAGTGCCAGTCGTTAAAGTCTGACCAGCCAAGAACGCAAAACCATCAGCAGCCGAAACAGTCGCAGTCGAATCACCATTAGGCGCATAATCAAGATTCCAGTCCTCAGTCGTTCCCAAGAACACCAACTCGTTATTGGCAGTGATGCGCACATCGCGGCGAGGCACAATCTGACCATAGAACGGCGAAGCCACATAAGTCGGGTCAAAGAACCTGTTCCGGTTATTGAACTGAACATTCACAACACCCGACTGGTAACGGTCTAGCGCACGGCTCTTGCCACGGTTCACACTGATCTGTGTCACATACGCGCTCACATCGTAGAAGAACGACCCACCACCAAGCACATAGCCAGGGTTGTCTAAAACACCCTGAACAGGGTCATCCAAGATAAAGAAGTTGCCTGGCCCATTCTCATCAAAACCAAGCTCAACCTTCTCAACAACAGCTGGCATTAGGCAGCAACCCAGACCGAACCGTTGGCGCGTTCATACTTCTTCACCGAATCAATGACCGTTCGCGCTAGGCCGTTCGGATCGGTGACAACACCGGCAGACACATTCACATTGAAGATAGTGGCGCGACCCGATGAAGCCGCGTTGAACGCTGTGCCACGACCACCCACACCGCCACCAGACAAGTTCACAGCAGCCACCTGGTCAATCATCGAACTGCCCTGCGGCAATACCGCATCCACAGCCAACTGCAACTGAGTTGTGAAGG